GTTGTGGAAACTGTAAGACCAGCAGTGGTAGAAACAGACCTTGCCCTTTTCCTTGCCACATTAACCGCAATTACTAGATTAGCTGCTATAACCCGCGTGTATGTTAAAGCCCTGTCAACTGTGGCAGAGACAGTTAATCCTGTTGAAATTGCAACTTTTCGCCCAAAAGACTTTGCGACAGTGATAGCCGCAGTTAATCCTGCTGACATAGCCCTTGTATATGTTAAAGCCCTGTCAACTGTGACAGCCGCAGTTAATCCTGTTGAAATTGCAACTTTTCGCCCAAAAGACTTTGCGACAGTGATAGCCGCAGTTAATCCTGCTGACATAGCCCTAGTATAGGCTGTCTTTCTTGCTACAGTGGCTGACACGGTAATATCTGACGATGTCGATATGGGATAATTGGTTACACCCGTTGCCCCTGTGCCATAGAGACTATTAACTCTATCTTCGCTGAGTGAATAAGTATTTGCTCCATCCCCAAACTTATCTCCACTAACTTTATAGTACCCTGCACCACCTGCGCTGGCTTTCTCAATTGCACCATCAGTCCAATAAGCCCCTATAAAATCCCCAGTCTCAACATCACAATCCAATCCAGAAAATGTCTGCTTTGAACCAGAAGATACCGAACCTATTGTTTCATAGTCACGGTCATCATACGATGTTCCACTACCAGAAAATGTCCCAACCTTACAATTAGCCAGACTACTAAGTGCCCAGATTTCAAAGGTATCAAGTGAACCTGTATCATTGGCATAGTTATCTAGGGATATAGTAGTGTAGCCATCGGCGGCATTGGAATCTCTATCAATCGCAGCAGCCCCAATATCAATTAACGCCAACAGTAACCTCCAAATCTTTGAACCTGGCGTTCACATCTTCGATGTTCCCCTGCTTGACGAGTCCGGCGATGCCTTTCTTGGGCCGCATGACCTGAGACACTTTGCTCCTGTCGTTTTTGCTTAGAGCATCGTCTAGTTCATCAACAGCGGTCTTGTTAAATGTAACCATCACCAGGTTACTTAACTGAGTCCTGGTCATGTCCTCGTCAATCACGATAAAGTGGCACAGGCAAGGATTGTCCTCTTTGTGAGTGCCGATTTTAGCCGGCAAATTCTTGTCTGCCCGCTCCTCTTCAGTAGGCTCACGGTCATATTTGTCAACATGGTGCATAGCAAAGGTCTTGCTGGTGGCGTCAGGGTAGATATCGACCCGCACCTTTAGCTTCCCCTTATGGATATGAGTGCCCGAAGGATTTATCCTGGCTAGCATATATATCCCCTATGCCTGGTCAATCGTACTCTGGCCGTCAATGGTCAAGGTGTCCGTATTCTCCATTGCTAACACAGAGTTAAAGCAACACTCTACAAAGGCTACATCATCGTCATTATTGCAAACATGAATGCCCGCCACGTTCTTTGAGGCTGTAGCCGTGAATACGTGGTCAAAGGTGATAGTATCCCCCGCAGTGTTAGTAGTGTCTCCCCCCACAGTGTCAATTGCCTGTATAGCAAGCCCTGAATCCGTGTGATGGGTTGCCGTGTCTGCTGGGTCTGCAAAAGTTGAAGCCACCGCTGCCGTGCATGGTGTAGCCATATTAAGAGCTACGATGCTCTCCATGCCTGTTGCCGCTTCCTCCCTCAATAGTAAGATTAGCTCTGCAATCCCCGTGTTTGTCCAAGTCTGAGTTTGTGCCATTTTTTATTTCCTCCTATCGTTTTTACGAAGTATAAATCAATTTATGGGTAGCAACTAGAAGTTGCCATATAGTTTTAGGCGACGGCTCACCAGTCCTGTATTTCTCAGGTATCACTTTGTGCCTATTCTTTTCAGCATAGGCTATCCTTCTCTTATGGTAATCCGACAAAAGCGCACAGAATAAGCTGTCCTTAATAAATTTAGCCACGCACTTAAAGCGGAAACATCGAAGAGGTTGTGGAGCTTGCACAGCAGTGGTTCTAGCAATAAGTTTCCCCAACTCTCCGCAATTCGGGCACACCATCCTTACTCGCCTTCTTTCCCCATCCATATAAAATTCCTTCACCGTTTTAACCCCACACTTTTCACAAATACCTATTCTGTGCTCTCCTACTACTTTGGTTATCATCCGCCCTTTCATTCTAGTTGTCGGCATAATTCTCTCCTTCTTTTTATAAAATATTGCACAACCTAAGTATCACCAAAATACCACCTCCCACAAACAATGCCTGCAATAAGTCAAGGAAGTCCAGCGCGCCAGTATCCTTTATTTTGTGCTCTTGCCAGAACTCAAAAACTCCAAAGGAAACAAGCAATGAGACAGCATAGAGGATATCCCCTTGCCAAAACAGGCAGGCGATTATCAACCCACCGAGGTAATGGAAAAAACTAGTCGGTTTTCTTAGCATCCTTCACCTTCTCTATTGTTCTGGTAGTAAACCACCACAAAACAACGCCACTCAATAGGCTAATCGCCCATGCTGGCATTTCTATCTGCTGTGTTATTACTTGTGCTAAAGTTCCCATGCAGATGATGGTTACTACAGGTCGAGTGCATTTTATTAAGATATCTCCAAAGTCCATTTTAATTCCTCTTGCTCCATGTTGGAGCTGCTAATTTAGTAGATTTTGGAGCTAACTTCTTACTCAATGTCTGATACTGTTCAAACCACGGTTGCACGTTAGACAAATTTGCAATGTACTCATCAGGGTTTAGCGTAGCCCCACTTTGTCCCCAACCACCATATAATGCCAGTTGCTGCAACTGCGCAGGAGTCAGTTCAGCCTGTGCCCCCAAAGGCCGTGGAGTAAAGGCAGCCCCTGTCTCTGTCCCTTTCTCCATCTTAGACTTCGCTTCCTTCCCTGCTATCATAGAAGGCTCTAGGACAGATGTTAACCATGAAGGCATAGGGAGCTTAGACGCTTGGGATGCTCCTGATGCCCCCTGTTCTCCCAACACCCTAGTCCAAAAAGCATCTTCTGCTTGTCTTGCAGCAAAATTCGTACTCATCTCATTGAATGATGGATAACCGCCAACAACTGATGGTCTTTTATCAATAGACCCTGTTGCAGGCCCATGGCTTATAACCCCCCCCCCATATTGAGGAAACGATCGCCATGAAGCAGGTTCTTGATACGGCCCAATTGTTGGAACTGTTGGATACATGGCATGAGAAGGAGAGTTAATTCTAGGTGTAACTCCTGCAATCTGCCCCCATTCTTCATTAACAGGCAGGTTTTCCCATGCCCCTGACTCAATAGCTTTTGCCTGGTTCATTAGCATTTCCTGCTTCCCGATTGCAGAAGTGGCATCCATCTGTGCAAGTTGCTGATTGAGTTCCCCTATCTTATTGCCAAATATCCACTTCCCAATAAAATCATCAGTCCCTAAACTTTTCTGAAGTTCGGTTAGTCTCTCTATCTCTGCATGGATTTTAGCCTTTGCGTCTAATGATGCTTTCAACACCTCATCCAAACCCTGCACCCTTTCTAGTAATGGAGAAATCTGTGGATTAAAGCCAGTCCATGCAGGTTGCTGTTCTTTAGGTAACCCTCCATATTTCTGTTGCCATTCCGACCTACTACGGGTTGTCGTTACACTTTCTTTACCTTCTGCCATTTTATCCCTCCGTATTCTTCAGGAATTCGTTGACCTCTTTATGCCCATACTTTAACACCAAAGCTTGCAGTCTTTCAGGGGTTAAGCTCGCCCTCCTTGCCTTCATCTCCTCAGGTGTAGCCTTGCGATAGTTAAACGGCATATCCCCTGCCATGCCCTTCATCTGCTTATCCGCAGATTTAATAATCTTAAGCACTCCCTCAGAGGATTTAGTTAAGAGATTGTCTTTCATCCTATACTGCTCCATTGCTGATATTTGTTTCTGTCGGGGAGGGTATCTGCTCCATTCCCTCTGAAGAGACCCTCTGTGGCATCATATCCGACCCTTCCGGCATTTGTGCCCCTGTCCGAGTAGGCGGTATATTGGCAGTTTCCCTGCCTTCCGTTGCAATCGCTGCCTTTGCCTCTTCTATCCCAAATCTCTCAATGGCTACTCTCCCCAAAGCATCCATTATCTGAGGATCACGATCTACCGCCAGCTCTGCAAACACTTGCCCTATCTCCTCCATTGCCTCGTCCATACTCATGTCATGGTATTTTATCAAATTAGTCAAATGAGATATGATGTGAGACTTCTGTTCATTATCACCAAGTGTTTTCTTCATCATGGTCGCTTCAGGAGCTTCAGCCAGCAACTTGACCTCACAATCATAATGTCCATCAATGGACTTTGGGCCAACCTCTCTATATCCACGAGAGTCAAATGAAGAAAAGTCCTTTACCTGAACAGGATACTCCAGCACCTTATCTATTATCTTTAACACCATGCCGGAAGCAATCGCCAACCCTTCCTCCATATTCTTGAAGGCATCTTTATAATTAGATTTCCCTTCTGCTGTCAATACCTCTGCGTGCTCTCCTGAATACACCCCTGTAGGATTGTTTCCGCTTAGCACCACTGGACTCTGTGCCTTTGCTGAAACTACACTCAAATGCTGGAACATCCCGGGAGGAGGCTGCTCCCCCTCCAAGAAAGTAACCTTTACCTTGTCACTTGTCCTGATTGGAAGATCGGGGTTCATATTTATTACAGTGTCCCCATATAGTTTATCTACATCCTCTTGCTCTCCGTCTATCACCATTCTTGTCCATGCATACCTTGAACACACTGCATCATTCTGCGAGAATATCCTTGTCTCAGCCTTTAAGAAGTCCTTTCTGGGATAAATAATTGACCTGTATAAATACTCTGGTTTTCCTTCATAAGATGTCTGCCCAAATCCAGCATCTATATGCACATAAGGGCAGAACTTCAACCAGTTATCCTGCACTTCTTGCGGTAAAATAGGCTCTCCATCAATCAAGAAACACCTGACGCTCTCATCAGAATATGCAATCCATTTCACTAAAGCAGTATCTTTCTTGTTTGTCTCCCATTTCCAACCATTCCTACGGCAAATATTCTTCGCCTCGGAAACGGTTATTTTATACTGCTCGACAACATCTACGGGGACAAGCCCGTTATGCGCAGGAGAGGGGAATACGTTGATGGGGTCTGGAGTTGACAAAATGACAGGAAAGATAAACAGCCTCTTCTCTTTTTCCTCGTCGCTTAAATCCTCGCCATAAAAAGTATCATCAGGCCATAGCTTGATATACGACTCCCCCCTGATTAGCAACTTCCTGGCGTTTCGCTTAATAGCGATAATCTCCCTTGACAGCCAAAAGTTCAATAAACTTTCACAGTCAGCGTCTTTCTTCCTGTCTTCGTCACTTACCCCTCTGGCGCGCATCCATACCTTCGGATTATCCATCATGAATGTTCTAACCCCTGCATCTACCCATTCCCTTGCCGTCGGAGGTGTAATCTGTGAATATCCTTTAGGCACACCTGCGGGAAAAGTCAGTTCATAATATTCGTCAATGTCCTTCTGTTGTTCATGCAACTCATGATAGAAATCCTCGTAATCTTTAGCCTTTTCCGTAACCTCTTCAATGTTTTTCAGCATTTATGTCCTCACAAAGGTCCTTGGTATCTCTTGACGTACAAGCGTCATTTTCTTGAACGGTATCATTTTAGGAGAATTTCTCATCATCTGGTATCCAATCGCCAAGCTCATAACCAAATCATCATGCGCCCCCGGGCCTGCTTCAGGGCGATTGTTTCGTTTCTCGTTGTAGTGCATCTGCATCATTTCTAATACTTGTGGCTTAAACTTAGTAATAACACTGGCATCTTTAATCGCTACACTTAATTCATTTATCGCTACACCTCTGGTGAACTCGGTATTAGTCCAGCCAGGCTTTGCTTTAATTTTATCACTAAAATACAAATTGCGGTAGCCCAAGTCCTGTAACGTATTTAATGTCGCAACCCCGATAGAATTATTCTCAATCCCCACCACAGGGTCGCGATACTCTTTACACAGTTCGTTAATCTCCCACGCAAACATATCCGTCCGTATGGAATTAGAATGTATCACCGCACAAACCTCAGAACTTACCCCATCTGTCCCCAGAATAACAAACGCTGAGGAGTCCAGCCCTACCCCTTCAGCTACATCTCCACCACCCACATAATGCACACCAACTCTCGGAGGGTGAATAATATGCACATACCCACGCCTGGTCTCCATAGGTTCACCGGCATTTCGTAATAACCTGGCTAAAGCCTCCTTATCAAAAGGCGAAATAGACGACAGCGGAGACATCGCCTCTTCTAATGATCTCGGGTACTCCTTATACCTCATGTAGTCTGACATTTCGGTTGATATCTTGGCGTACCATGCCTCATCTCGATCAGGACGGACATTCCACCCAAGAAACTTCAATTTGAAGCTCCCTTTCCCCTCCAGTGTTCTATTGATTGTCCTCTTACAGAAAGTGTCAGGCTCAAACGCATCTATTGTCGTAACAGCAATAAACTTCCTGCTCCCCATGTCAATGGCAGGCTTGGTAGCACTGAAGTTCTGCTCTGCGAACGGGTGATAGTCCCATTCATCACAGATTATCAATGAAGCATCCGCTGACCTTCCCGCGCTCTCTGTTGCAGGCAATTCTATTATCTTAGACCCCGTTGATTCAAACTCCAGCATCTTCGTTGAACCGCCGCCAACCAACGGAAGCCTTAACCACTCAGGCAGGTTTGAATGAATCTTCCTGCATTTGTCCAGCAACTCTATCGCATCCTCCTCCCTACGGGACATTAAATATATCTTTGCATACTCATTCATCAACGCTGTGTATAACGCATACACCGCGCTTGTCCAGCTAATCCCTATCTGCCGCGACTTCACTATAAGAGAAAACTTCTCTTCATGAAACATCTTTATCGTTTCGCAGATGTGCGGCCACTGGATTAACTTGACCAACCCCTTCTCAGCATCTGTTATATAAACATAGTCCAAGAACTTTAAGGGATTTCCCTTTAACTTGAACAGCTCAGCTAAGCATTCTTCCTCATTCATACTACTTTAACCCAGCATAATCACCTTCATTGGTCAACTGAGAAAGTCCTCCTCGCCAGTCCTTGCACTGCGCCATCGACAGAAACTCATCTGCCGCCCAGTCGGGGAGTATCGGCATCAACTCCTCCTTAAAAAGCAAGAACAAGTTTAACGACAGCCTATGCCCGTTGGCCATATAATAGGCAGGATTAACATAAAACTGCACCCCTGTATTAACCTTAACCTTCTGCATTATCCTTAGCCTTAACATTTTAGCCACAAACCGTTTCCCCCCACCTTTGGATAACTCTGCCAGGTTGCCTATCTCCTTAGCTGTATAAGCCTCAATGTGCCGTCCCTGCCTGTATCCCAACATATTCGCACTAGCAATCATATTATATCTGGCCAAGTCCTGCATCCGCCCCTTGTCCGCCTTCGTCATCTCCACAGGCATCCTTACATCCATAAACATTCTAGCACCCATCTTATGAGACGGGAAGTGATATCCCTCCTCAGTCATCGGGTCAGGGAACGTCGTCACCCTGTCCCCTATAAACTTCCCATTATCATCATTCATTTGTTTGGTTATTTGCATCTTATAGCCTCCTGTTATATCCCTTATCTGCTATCACCCTTGCCGTTTTGCAGTTTTGCAAGGGTACCAAAATGTACCCTACCTCTTAAAAAAGGGTACCAAAATGTGCCCTCTTTTGTTCGTAAACCTGCACTTGACAATATACTATATGTCACCCGCACCCTCTCTCCCACATTAGTCTCTAATTCCATGCCTTCTATTCCCCACTCTCGCTTATCCCCTTTTATTAGTTTTTTTGTTATTTTTTTTAGCAAGCAAATCGCTGGAATGCTTGCGCATTTTCTCGGGGGTTAATTATATAAATCACAAAGGGGGGCGCACTTTGGGTTTGCCCAATGGCAAGCATCCTATAGCTCACATACACCCCCGCCACACTGCCCGCCCTCTATCTCTGTCTCTGTTGGGGCAGTTTGGGCATCAGTACCACTCCACTCATCAACCAAGCCAGTGATGTTATACCCCTTAGGCTCATCCATCCCCACGCATCTGAATGAGTATATCCTTCCGCATACAGGGCAGGTTAGGGTGCCGTTAGACGCCAACACCATCCCAACGACCTTGTACTCTCCACACTCGCATAAGAACTCATTTAATGTAATCAAACTATTCTTGTTCATTATCCCTCCTTTATCTCCTTGAATCCCTCGCTCTCGTTGCTCTCGTTACCAGGTGTCAGCTCTGCTGGCCCCTTTTGCAGCTGCCGTTGGGCCTCAATGAAGGTACTGTATAGCTTAGCCACGTCATAATTAAACGTCTTGGTTACTACCTCTTGCTTGTCAGCCATGCCCAGGTGGTTTTTAGCCTCGAATATGGCAGGGACAAAGTTCTTCTCGCTGTGCCGGCGGAGTAATCTACGAAGGGATACCTTGCCCTCACCTTTTTTCTGATCGTAGTAGTCGGCAAACGAGATACTATACTCTTCCTGTATGCGCCTGCCCAGGGTATCAATCGAACAATGGAAATACTCTGCGATCTCCTCTTCGGTGCACTGCAGTCCGCACAGCTCTTCCAGGGCCAAGAAATCAATTGGGATAATAGCCGGTGAGCCGTGAGGATGATGCATGACGGGTAAGGCGGCGAGTGCCTCCGTGCTGGGCGTAGTTTTTCTGTTCTTGGTTTTTTTGCGAGTAGCCATTACCTACCTGTTATGCTCGGCATCCCACCCCATTGCCTCATAATGAGCATTGCTTCCCACTTGATCACTACAACCATAGTACCACAGAGAGCTATATCCTACAACCTACAGGGCAGGTCACGGGCATGACATAACATAAAATAATCACAGAAACTTGATGTTCTGGTGATTCGCTCGTACAGAGAGACTTGACACATGTGGTTGATGAGTATATGATATAGGCAGTTAATAAAACAGGAGGTGCGAAATGGAATTAACAGTAGAGCAAGAGAATTTGGTAGCACAGGAGTTATCGCCTATTGATGAAGAGCAAGAATACGATGCATGGTTAGATGATGTTTTTGGAGAAGTAAATATTGCAGGAAATAGTTATGACACCTCCACAGCATTAAAAGAACTCGATCCTACAGCTTACAGATGCGGGAAAGCTGACTGGCTTGATAGTGAGAATAGTGACAATCGAATAGTCGAGGTCAAGGGAGACTGGTATCTCGCTGATGAGGTAGAAACCTTACTAGAAAATCAAGAGGAGGGAAGTTAATAAGTCGAAACGCCCTTCGGGGCGTCTACCAGAGTAGCCACCTGGCACTGAAGAGATAGGCTAAAGGAGGGCAAAGAGAAATGAAAATGACAGACTTAGAGAACCGATTAAATAGAGATTACCCCGACACCAGTGCTGTAATCTTGAACAATGCGGACGAGGTAATATACAGCGGGAACATGGCTGACGCTAACGAAAAGTGGGACACCCTGCCGTTTGATGCACCACATGGTTTGTATCAGATAGCCTATGCAGGGATTACAGGCAACTGGTACAGGGTAAATTGGATGAAGTTTTAGGAGGTAGAGACAATGACAGACGCAGAATGGGCAGAGCACATGAAGAAAGAGGATAAAATAATCAGAGGTAAAGGAGACAGGAAAATGAAAATCATCCTGCAACGAACGCACAGAGCACACACAACCTGGCCTACCTATGGTGACGATCCCATCGAGATAAGCCGGCATAACAGTCTCCGCACGGCAGTCATGGCATTACAACGCCACACTCGCGCCATGCACAAAGCGTGCGACCAGGGTAGCTGGTCGCATAACTACAGGCTAGTCTGCGCCAAGGAAATCTGGGGCTGCGAAACAGAGATATCACAAGAGGATATCTGGCAAGAGATGAGCAATCAGGAGCAATAAGGAGGTAGAAAATGACAATCAATGAAATTAAACAACTGAACGAACAGGCAGGGCATCACTTTTTCAGCCCCGATACTATGAGATTCTTCAACAGCAGGATAGGTAGCACAGTCAAGGTTAAGGGCACTCTGGCTTATTTCGTCACTTCAGAACGGGATTATGCCCAACCTAGATTATACTCACTAAGAGTCTGTAACCTGGACAACGGACATATGGATACTATTGGAGAATTTCAGGCATACCAAACCAGAGCACAGGCAATGAAGGCAATGGAGGAGATATAATGCACACAATAACCGAAGCAGCTAAAATCCTGGGTATATCCCACACAGCAACTTGGTTTCACGTCAGACTGGGACACTTGCCGGCACAGCGGATTGGGGCCGTGTGGATCATAGAGGATAAAGACCTGGAGACATTCAAAGAACAACGAGAAAAATAACCGTTTTACTCAAAGAAGGGGGGCTTCGACCAGCCCCCCTTTACTTTGTAATAGAGAAGCCCCAGGGAGACCAACCCCCAGGGCTTCAAGGAGGTAGAAAATGATATGGGTACCAATTACATACTACCACGCGGCACAACCCCAGTCAACCTTAATTTTCTTTGCATTTTGTCTTAATTTTGCCAGCGTCATAGCTAATTTAGACTTGACATGAGAGTAGGAAAGATGCTAGTATATTGGCAGCGAAATAAAAGGAGGCAAAGGAAAATGAGAAAGGCCGAAATACTAGAACACTGGAGAGGGATTAAGCCCAATCAATCAATATCCATTGGAGCGGTAGCATATAAGCACAAGGGCAGCACTTATGATGAGGACGGCATCAGGATAACAGGTAGCCAGAAGTTTATTGACTCTGTATTATCCAGGTTAAGCGAACTCTTAGACTACGAAGGGGATGGCACCCGATTACAGTTAGTGTATAAACGCTCCGTTGATAAGGACACAGGGGTAGAACTGGACTCGTACAACTGCTATATCCAGGTGCATGAACGGGGACGCGAAGCACAGATATGCAATGCATTCGTGCGAGGGATTAAGGAGAGGAACTTGTCGAAATATCAGGCTGCTGTAATGGCCTAAGTCGAAACGCCCTTCGGGGCGTCTGTCAGGATTAGCCACCTGGCACTGAAGAGACAGGCTAAAAAAGGAGGGCAAGGAAAATGATGAACCGAACCAATCCACGCTGGGTAGCATACACAGAGCAGGCCAAAAGCCCTACTCTTACAGGATTTCTGGAATGGATGGCCCGGGTGGGCATAGCCTACCGAAAGGCCAGGGGGCTTCACCGGAACGCCACGATTGCTGACCAGGCAGGTTTCACAAACTATGCGCGGCTATACGGCGCGGAGTTAAATAAAATACAGGAGGGATAGAGACATGGCAACAAATTGAAGTAGTCTATAAAAACATAGAGAAATATTTTGATTATGAACAGTATCCTACTCCCTATCCTGGAGGATAGCGGAGGGAGAAGGGCAACAATAAAAAAAGGAAGGAGGGAATATCAGCATGAAAATAGGTTGGAAATTCAACGAGGAAAGCACACGGAACTGTGTCCATGCAAAGGTTCAGGGGGGGGCGGTTCATTGTGACCAAGGCTACCGTCTAGGAGTGCATAAATACGACATCACCCTTAATTCGGTTATCGGGACTGCAAAGTTTGCCCCAGGGTGTGAGCACTGTAAATCCTTCGAACATGACGAGGCAATATAATGGACATCTTAGAGGAGATAAAGAAGCAGCAAGGCAGCATGAGTGACTCCAAATTTGCTACATCCATTGGCTGCACTCGGCAACTCTGGCAGGCTACTCGCACCGGCACGCTCCCATTGAGCGACACGATCCTGAGCGGCGTGGCAAACAACATCCCAGCCTTGAGAAAGGCCGCGGACTCTCAGCATCACAAGATGTTCCGCGGATTAACCAGCAAAGTGAGGCAGGACAGGCGCGAAAGCATTGGAGTGGTGCAATCGGCTATTGAAGAGGTAAAACGCCACCTGCGTTAAATCTCACGAGTAAAAAAGGGAGGTAGATTATGCATTTACCATCGAAGGGCACAGAACACAGGGTTAGCGAACTGCAAGGGTTCTCTCTCACTAACAAGACCACAGTGGCAGAGCTACTGGAGAGCATCAACAAGGCGATCAACGACGCGTATGCCGCAGGGGTAGCCGCTGGCAGAAAGGAGGTAATAAAAAATGACGTTAGATAAGGCCATAGACACGTTGATTGTAGCTAACATCCAGCCACGGCAGGGCTTCGATGAAAACGACAGAAGAGAGGCAATCTCTTTAGGCATCGAGGCACTGAGGCGGGTAAGAATGACTCGTGAGGTGGGACCGGAGGTCTGGATGCCTCCATTATCGGGAGAAACATGGAGACAAGCACCATTAGCAGGAGACACAGGAGGGAGGTAAATTATAATGGAAAATGAAATGAAACTGGAAAGATTATCACTGAGGAACTTCAAGGGGGTAAAGGAATTTACTTTTGAGCCAGGGGGTGAAGACATCGCCGTTTACGGCGACAACGCAACAGGAAAGACTACCCTGGCAGACGCGTGGTTCTGGCTATTGTTCGGCAAGGACAGCCTGAATAAGACCGACTTCGAGATTAAAACGCTGGAAAACGGGGCGCCCGTGCATGGACTGGAGCATGAGGTTGAGGGAGTTTTGCTCCTAGGGGACGCGGCACTCACGCTGAGAAAGGTTTATTCCGAGAACTGGACGAAGAAGAGAGGGTCTCCATCCAAGGAATTCACGGGGCACAGCACAGACTATTGCATTGATGGCGTGCCGGTGAAAAAGAACGAGTACGAGGCGAAGATATCGCTCATCGTGGACGAGGATGCTTTCAAGTTGCTCACTAACCCCCGGCACTTCAACGAGGTGCTGCACTGGCAGGAACGCCGGAAGGTGCTGCTGGAAGTATGCGGCGACGTTAAGGATGAGGACGTGATAGCCAGCGATGGTGCCTTAGCCAGTCTCCCCGACATCCTCAACGGGCATAAACTCGAAGATCATCGAAAGATAGTAATGGCCAAGAGGACTGAGATAAACAAGGAGCTGGCCATGATCCCCGTTAGGATCGATGAGACCCAGCGGGGGTTACCAGGGGAGAGAGAAGGGGAAGCTGAAGTACAATCGCTGCTCTCCTCTTTGAGGAATGACAGCGCCGGAATAAGCCAAAGGATAGCGACCTTGGTGGCAGGGGGAGGAGTAGCAGTAAAGAACATAGAACTGAGAGAGGTCGAGGCCGAGCAGATGAAGTTGCAGAAAAACCACTGGGTAAAGTCGGCCGGCGAAACGCAGAAGGCCAAGGCTGAATTGAGGAGGTTGGAGGATAAAATCAGAGAGATTGAGGCAAGGATAGGCACTAATCAACGCCTATCAACGGAGGCGTCAGAGGAGGTCACTCTCAACGAAAACAAACTGGTCTCCCTGAGAGAAAAGTATGCAGCGGTTTACGGCGAGGAGTTTGCCTTCGAGCAAAGCGACACTTGCCCTACCTGTGGACAGGCATTGCCGGTAGCACAGTTAGATGCAGCCAGGGAGAAGGCGCAAGCCGACTTCAACCTCTCGAAGGCAGAAAGGCTAGAGGAAATCGTTGCCGAAGGTAACGCAATCAAATTCAGGAAGGAGAGGGCCTCGGCCCAGGACGTCAGACTTATGACGGAGGGCTCTAATGCTCACACCGAGCTGGTCGCAGCCACCCATGAGGCTGCCAGGGCTGAGGAAACAGTCGCCTCCTTGGAGCAGGCAGAAACCGACTATGCCAAGACTCCCGCCTATCTCCAGCTTGAGGAAAAGAAAGGGGCCATTGAGCAGCAGATAGAACAACTCAAGGCAGCGAGCACGGAAGAGGTTGATCGCGCAATAGCAGCGCGCCAGGCAACGGACGTAAGCATCGCGGAATATGAGGCCACCATCGCTGAAATCCAGCAACGCGCATCCGGGCTCCAGCGCATTGAGGACCTCAAGCACCAGGAAAAGCTACTCGCAGCAGAGTTTGAGAAGATGGAGCAGGAACTTTACCTGACTGAGCAGTTTGTCAGAACAAAGGTGCAGCTCTTGGAGGGCAAAATCAACAGCAAGTTTGAGATGGCCAGGTTTAAGATG